CTACGCGCTATACGCATGACGATCGGGACGTATTCCGCGCCGGATGGTCCGCTTCCCAGAAACGTCCGTCCAATAAAGTAAAAGAATCCGTTTGGGTTCACGCACCGGTCGCGCCAGATGATGACCCGGAATAGGTAAGCAACACAAAAAGCCCCCGCCATAACGACGGGGGCTTTTTGCTTTTAGATTCTTAGATCACCAGCCTTCTTGTCTATGCGGACGAAGGCTTTCTGTCGTACTGGAGTACGGACGTGAGCAGGGACATAAGAGTGGCAAGTGCCGATACACCTAGCGCTTGAGCAAAGTCAATATCTACGATTGACATAGCCGCGCTTGCGGTGATGACACCGAGCATGGTCTGTGCGAATGTTTTCACGGCACGCTCTGTGGCGTACGTGTGGAACTGCTTGAGCTTATCCATCAGGATTTTCCTCCTTGTTGTGTAATGACTTGTCTTCCCATACTGCACCAAAGATGTAGCTGGTGAGGATGAGTGTAATCAATGCTACACCACCAGTAATAAGGTCGCTGACGTCTGACATGGTTGCTGTCAGTACGGCAATGGTGCCACCGATAAGCATAAAAGCTCCGATGACGAAGGACGCGAAGATGTACCTTCTGCGGTTCTTCCAGGTTGGTTTACTCATAATATATTTAAGCCCCTTTAGGTAGGCATTTATTGCATTGCGGATCACAATCGCAGCACCCGCTCATTGACATGAATCGCAATTTAATGCATCCATTGGATCGATTGGACACTGTACCCCGTTGACGGTTTCAAATTCATTCATTACCCCATTTTACCACCACTGCGTGTTAGACTTGGGGCACCCAACAGGAGGAACACTGTGAAGATTTTATTTATTGACTTGGAAACAAGCCCCATTACGGCTCACACATGGGGTCTGTGGCAGCAGAACATTTCGATTAAACAAATAGTTGAGAGTACGCAAGTCATCTGCTTCGGCGCACGCTGGTACGGGCAGAAGAAAGTAACCTTCAAGTCGGTCCATCACGACGGGCAGAAAGAAATGCTCAAGGAACTGCACGCACTAATGGAGGAGGCTGACGCTATCGTCGGCTGGAACTCCAAGGGCTTCGACCACAAGCACATTCGGCGCGAGTTCCTGGAGGCTGGACTAGCACCGCCATCGCCCGCCAAAGACATCGACCTCATGCTGGAGGTCAAGCGCAACTTCCGCTTCCCTTCGAACAAGTTGGATTATGTGGCACAGCGTCTCGGTGTTGGTGCCAAGGTGGAGCACACCGGGTTCCAGTTGTGGCTCGACTGCATGGCCGGTAGCGACAAGGCGTGGCGCATGATGAAGAAGTACCAGATTCAGGACGTTGACCTGCTGGTTGATCTTTACGAAATCCTACTGCCATGGATGAGACACCCCAACATGGCTATTGGTGTCGAGGGCACTGCGTGCGTGAACTGTGGTAGCGAAAACATTCAGCGCCGTGGCTACGAGAACTTGAACACCGGCAGGTACCAGAAGTATCAGTGCAACAGTTGCCACAAGTGGATGCGTGGCAAGAAGGCAGTAGCAACTGCGGAGATGCGATCGCTGTGAGCGCGGAAACTTATGAAATCCTCCAGGAAGCCATCAGTATGCACGTGGGGGAGGAAATGGGCGACGAGGTATCCGTGGTCAAGGACTGGGTTCTCGTGGCTTCTGTGGCCGATCTAGACGCTCGTGAAGGGCGTGAGCAGATAGTGTTGCACCGATCGCCAGGTACATCACTATATGCCGTTAGCGGCCTGCTTCAATGGGGCGCAGCTACAATCAGCCCCGACGACTTTATGGAATAAGGCGCGTCAAGAACGGGGCTAGTGCAGCGAGTAGCCCAAAGCTACCGACGGCCCAGCCAACACGCATCTCAAGTTTGCGCAGACGTATTTCGTGGTCGGTAAGTTTTTCTTCCGTGCCGGGAAGGTGGTTGGCGAGCTTCTCCAGCAAAGACTTCATCTCTTGCTGCTCGCGATAAACATCTCGCAAGGTAATCCTTAAGCCAATCGATTCTGTGTCTTCGCCGGACATTCTATATCGAGCCTTTATTGAGGCGACGTTGTAGTTCGCTGATTGTAAGCCTGCCCCACACGCCGTCAGGTTTCACGCCTAACTTGGACTGCACGGCTCTGCGTGTGTTGGGTCCCATAACACCATCGGGGGTGACACCAGCCCAGCGTTGAATCGCACGGTAGGTCATCTTGCCTGGTCTGCCATCGGGTCGTCCCGCGTTGTGGCCAGCAGCGTTGAGCGCCTTCTGCCACTGTGTCCAGGTGGCTTTGTCGAGCCTGCCAGACACCCTGTTTACGGGAGCTGGTGCTTTACCGTCAAGGTACAGTTCGGGATCGAGCACGTTACCCCAACGCCCACCGCGACGGCGGACTTCGAAGTGTAGGTGGTTTCCGGTAGACGCACCTGTCGTGCCGGATGTGTAAATAAAGTCACCGGTTTGTACCCGTTGGCCCTTCTTGAGGGCTGTTGCGTGAGCGCCGTGGTAATACACGGTGACAATTTCTCCATGGTCAATAAGTACAGTGTGCCCTCCACCTGTCCTTGAGTAGCCCACCTTGCTTACAACCCCGTCGGCAGCAGCGGTAACGGGAAAGCTACCGGCTACATCCACGCCATTGTGAAATTTCTTCTTTTTCGAGATGGGGTGAACGCGCCATCCGAATGGGCTGTTCTTGTTGATGGACCTACCAGCAGGCCACGGGGTCTGAAGCTTCATAGCTCTATTTTACCAGAAGGTTGCCATTAGCCAAGGCTAAACATGGCGTCAATGGCGTCAGCAATTTCGTTGGTTGCCGTACCGCCACCACCGCCACCACCGCTGCCCGGTGCCGGGTAGATGGTAGCCATTAAATGTCCTCTAGGAAGATGCGGATGAGCGCCGCTTTGGACTCGTTGACGTCTGAGATGACGTACAGCCGGTCTTTGGGGTTTAGCTCGAACGAGATTCCAGCACCGGGAACCAGCTTGAAGCCGTAATCCGAAGCTGTCACAGTGGACGCTCCGACGAACACGTTAGCGGTGTCGTCAACGTTCTGCACGGTAACGTCCAGCCCGGAGTGGTTTGCGCCAGGGCTTAGCTCGGTAGCGGTCGCGTTGCTAAGGGTAAGTAGATTGTGAAAAGTAGCCATGGTTCTATTCTACCTCAGCTTCCGGTACCTCTACCCAGTCACCAGCTTCTTCATCCCAAACATGGTCACCCTCAGCAGGGTAGGCGATAGGCGCAACCCAGAGGCAAGTGTCCTCATCGAGTACCCACGAAGCGTATGGTTGTGGCGGGATGAAAGCGTCACGGGCTTCATCGTAAGTGAAACCGATTCCGGCATAGTTGTATCGGAGCGCTTTAGTCTGGTCAGCGCTTGGCACCCCATCCGTGTAGTGAACCCCGCCGTAAGTATTGTAAGAAGTTTGCTTGACAGTGAAACCCTCGGGAGCGTAATAGGTTTCCCAGTCGTCAATACCTGCCACAACATCATCGCGCCCCACGAACACCATCGTGACCGTGTTGCCTGAATCTAAAACCGCGTAGTGAGCCATAACCTTATCCAATCGTAACTGTGTCAGTAGGACCAGCAGCCGTCACCGTGTAAACCGTGTTTATGCCGACCGTTCCAGTCGAAAACGTAACGCCCGCGCTAAATGTTGCCAATCCTTGTAAGGGGAGAGTAAATATGACCACACCTGAACCGCCGTTCCCTCCGACGTTAGAGCCAGTATTGGCACCGTTTCCGCCGTCACCCGTATTTGACCCGCCCGCAACACCGGGACTAATAAAATTGTAGGTGCCCTGACCATAGCCACCCGCCGAACGAGTGACCGCAGAATCTGTAATCGAGGAAGAAACCCCTGCGCCCGGTGTTCTTCCAGAACCCGCACCACCAGCACCACCACCACCACCACCGGCATACTGACCCGCAGCACCATCATTTTTTGACCCACCAGCGTAGCCTTGCCCAGCCGTACCTGACCCGGCCGCGCCACCACCAGAACCTGAAGCGCCACCACCAGAACCACCATCCGCGTTCGTAAAATCGTCAGCGTCACGCCCCAGCCCGCCACCCTCAGAAACAATCGTCGAAAAAGCAGATTCCGAACCCTTTGTGCCTGGCGAACCTTGAGGCCCGCCAGTCCCGCCAGCGCCAACGGTAACAATATAATTACCCTTAGCTAAGGATAATGGTGTCTCGGCTGAAGCACCACCACCAGAACTCTCACCAGAAACAGAACAACGATAACCGCCCGCGCCAGCACCAGCACCTCCGGCACCACCATCGCCAGCGGAACCGCCCCCGCCACCCCCGCCCGCAACAACAAGATAACTGCAAGCGAAAGGTCCAACACCAAAAGTCCCAGACATGCGGTTGAACTTCGTGAAGTCCCTTATGGAACTGTTCGCCATACTTGTTACAGCCACAACAAGCCCCCCTAGCTAATCTCAGTACCGAAGATGTTCACGCTGATAGCGTTAGCGTCTCCAGCAGTAACCGAGATAACATCCGCAGCGTTGACCGTAACACCAAGCGTCAACGTGGTGCTGTCATTAGCAGCCAGCGGAACGCTGTAAGCGATGTAGTGAGAGTTCGAAAGAGCCGCGCCGTCAGGCTTTACCGCGATGCGGAAAGTCGTAGCGGAAGCAGTCCGGTTCGCGAGGATGATCGTCGAGATAACAGCCTCGGTCGCAGCGGGAACCGTGTACACAGCAGTGTCAGCGGTCGTGGTCAAATCAACTTGACCGAGAATTTTGTAAGCGTTAGCCATTGGTTATGCACCCATCATCATAAAGTTTTGTTCGAAGCCCACTGAAGTTGCAATGGGCCGTGCGTCAAGAGCTGCTTGCACGGATTCAGCGAGGTCCTGGAACACCGTGTTTAGTGGTGCGACAGGATCGCTAGCGTCGGGATAGACAATGCTATCCGGGCTAGTCGTTGATGCCATACATAACTCCTTGTAGTGTTACTTGTTCTAGTATATCAAACGCTTATAGAATTGCGTGCGCCAGAAGCCTGTAGCGTTCAACCGTGAGGTCCGTAGTGCCATTGATACCAGAAACCCACATCGAAACCTCATCGCTTGGCTCCACACGTTGCGTCCACTGGGTCAACGCCTTACCTACTTGACCGCCATCACCCGCAAAAGAGCGACACTCGGTAGCGTCAATAGGCACACCATTTAGCGCCAGCTTCAAACCAATCGCGTTGTTGTCGCCAGCCTTGCCGTCATAAGTTGCAATAAACACCAGCGTGCGAGCCTGGTTCGTGTTGTTCTTTAACCCCGAAGGGTTTACCGTCCCGGCAACCATATTAAAAGTACCGTCAGTATCCAACGTGCCCGCCAAACCAAGTGGCACATACACTCCGGCGGTGGCAATGGTCACCGTCGTGCCGGTCTGGTTCCACAACATACCCCGCATCGGTTGCGGAATAGCAATGTTTAGCTGGCGGATCGAGTTCTGCGTATCCAAGTCATACTGTGCGCGCTTAGCTAAGTAGTTGCGCAGGGTCTGCGTTACCCAGCGACCCCACGGTTGAGATGCCGGGGAAAGATACGGATCGGGGATGCTCATGCGTACACCGCCTCTCGCCTTAGCGGGATGAGTGAGTAGTCCTTGAAGTTGGTGCCACCAAAGGTTCCGTTAAAGTCAGAAAAGGTAAGCTGCGGATAGTCAAAGATAACTAGGTCCGCCCAGGCATCAGTTAGCCCGGTCCAGGCAGCCGCGAGGTATGACCACTTTGCGGCACCGTAAACATCATCCAGGTCGCTAAATAGTGTGTCGTACTCCGCCTCAATCGACACAATATCAGGCGTGATGGTGCTGGAGCGCACGCGGTACATGGCGTCATCCAGCTGAATCTTGGAACCGGCAACCTCACCGAAGCCCTGTGGCACCTCGTTACCAAGAGCAACCGTGAAGCCTTCAAAAGTTACACCGGCGTAGTCGGCGTTGAAGTTCGTAAAGCTGTAACCGGAGGGGAGGGTGTCGTTAAAGTCGTCAAAGGTTGGGTAGAAGATGGATGGGATGGAACCCGAAAGCCTTGCAAAAGCATTGCTGCTGGTGCTGTACGTTTGCGTCGGCAAAGAGTACAACCTGCGTGCATATAGGGCAAAACGCTTGGCGTCGGCTAGCGTATTGATAGCCGGGTTGTCAATCTCGGTACCCTTGACGGTCGGGGTATCGCCAGAAGTTAGTCCCGTCTTCTCTGTGTATAGCAATCGGTTGTAGTCCATACCCGCACCCACCATACGTAGCGTGGAGTAGCTGGTAGAACCGTCGCTGATCGAAATGCTATACGGTGACAGTGGCTCGTAGCTTGGTCCAGTGATCGTAATCTTTACCTTGCTACCGTCGCCCAGAATCTCAAACGACATATCTCCGCCATAGTCGCTCCAGAACGCGGCGCTCACTGGCAGGTTGTCGTTACCCGAAACGGCGTACACTGAAGCTGTACCGTAGTCCTTGTTGACGTTGTCCTGCACTGTGGGTTGTTGCACGGAGGTAAGGAAGAACTCCAGGTCAACCTCGAACTCTACCGTCTCGTTGAACGCGACCTGGTACACCTGCGTCTCCGGGGTCCAGCCGCCCTCGGGGTACACCAGATAGTCGGTGCGTGGAGTGTAGTTGTAGTAGGCCACGTCAAAGGTTTGCGCAAGCTCAATGTCTTGCACCTGCCAGCTCTTGTCAATCAGGTTCTCGTTGCTGATGATGCGCTGGCGTGCGGGACGAATAATAAGGTAGTCGCGGATAACCGTAACTTCAGTTTCGTATGCAGAACACAATTGTTTGACATACACCCAGGCGTCGCCCTCGTAGCCCGGAGCGTTCACTGTAGCCGTGCTGAGGGCCGTATCCTTAATGATGTTAGTGGTGATACCAAGGCTGTTGATAACGCCTTCTATGACGTTCCCAATGGTCCCTGAGCGTGGCGCTATGATTGTCTCTACGTTTAGCAAAGCCAACCGGCTACGACCACCCATTGTGACGGTATCATTGTTGCCACTAACGGACTCAATTTCCCCGATAACCGATCCGTGGAAGTTGTCTTGTAGGTAAAACTCGTCCTTGTATAGCAGGATGGAGGCGTCGTTCTCATTCAGCACCTCGATGCTGACATCACCAATCGCACCGGAGTCATCGCCGGGCACTAGCGGTGTTGAACCCTCGGAGTAGGAGTAGCTAATAACGTTTGATGCGTGCCCAGCAAAACGCCCCGTACCGGACATTCGTACAAAGATTTCCCCGCCAGGGTCCTGCACGAGGTCATCAATAAGCGACCAGGTGCCACCCACGAAGCCCCACTGGTCAGCTAGCTGATACCAGAGCATTATGCCTCGCTAACTGCGTCCCAGCTTTGGGTGTCTTCGTTCCAGGTGTAATCGCCGTCTTCAGGCATGGGGATGGGTGCAACCCATAGGCAAGTGTCCTCATCGAGTACCCAAGAAGGGTAAGGGGTTGGTGGGATGAAAGCATCGCGGTCTTCATCGTACGAATACCCGATGCCCGCATAGTTGAACCTAAAAGCTTTGGTTTGGTCGGCGCTTGGTTCCCCATCGGTGTAGTGGATACCGCCGTAAGTGTTGTAAGAAGTCTGCTTGCAGGCCTGCCCCCGGAACTCGTGATAATAAGTTTCCCAGTCAGCTGTCGTTTCATCATTACCCACAATGACCTCAGTGACAATGTTGTTCTCATTCAAAAAAGCGTAGTGTGCCATTAGAAACTCACCGTGTCCGTTCCTGCCGTGAAAGTTGTTGTTTTGAACCCGCCCGCTGTAGTTGTTGAAGAAGTCAAACCGCCACCGATTGTAAACGTAATGTTGTCAGGGTATTTTATGATGACAACACCCGAGCCACCACTCCCTGAGTTAGAAACCCGACCACCGCCACCACCACCACCAGTATTAACTGTCCCCGCAGAACTTTCACCACCACCGCCACCAGAACCACCAGCCCCTGAAGTAGAGTTACCAGCCCCACCGCCACCACCACCACGCGCAACCGACGAACCCGTGATGCTTGAAGAAACACCTGCACCACCAACACCACCAACATTTGTTGCGCCGTCAGCCCCAACCGCACCCGCACCACCGCCACCACCTGAACCACTGCTTGCTGCACCATTACCACCGTCAAAACCTTGCGCCAATAGTGCGAGACCTTTGTTGCCTGTTAGTTGAGTCCCACCGCCACCGCCGGAAGCTCCGTTGCCTCCAAGACCAGGTGCGGTTGCGCCGTTTCCTCCGCCATAGCCCACGATGTTAACAAAAACTGAGGGACTGCCTACGAAACCCGGGCCTCCCGCAGTCGCTCTGCCAGCACCCCCACCACCAATCGTTACAGTAAAACCCCCAGATGACAAAAACAATGTTTTCTCAGCGGTAACCCCGCCCCCAGTATCTTCACCAGAAACGTTGCAACGATAACCTCCGGCACCACCACCAGAACCACCAATACGGTCAGTTAAGTTAAAGCCCGTTCCACCACCACCACCGCCACCAACCACAACAAAATTTACAGGAATACCACCACCACCAACAGCATCAACCCAGGCCGCACCGTCCCAAATCTTAGCCGTGGTCAACTGATATGGCATTAGGCGGGAACCTCAATCCAGACGTCGCCAGCTTGGAGCGTGTAGGGACCGTCGGGGTCAACCGATCCAACATAAAAAGTTTTGCCAGGGTCGCTATCTGTATTGATAACTGTAGCCTTGGTAAGAATCGCAGCCTCGGCAGTATCCAGGTCGTCAGCAACGCCCTCTAGGTCCGTAGCCGTAGCGTTCCAAATCGCGGGGAAAGTACGCGGGTCGGAACCGTCGGCAGGAGTGTTACCACCCGAAAGGTTCGTAATTGAAATTGCCATTAGCTAGTCCATCCGTAATTTTCTGCTAGTTCTGCTACTACGCCAACCTTGTTTAGTGCTGACGAATAAGGTGTGTATGTTGGTTGCGAAACAAACTGCAAACCTGAGTTACCTTGACCCGAAATAAAGCCACCGGTTCCTGGGGTTACACCTGTTTCTAACACTTGTATCATTATACCGGATAGCGTCAAAGTTCCCTCCCCGCCCAACGTCAACTCGACCCCGTCAAACGAGGTGGACGCGAAAGATTGATTAAACCTGGTGTCATCGGTTACGGCTAGCAGCGTCAGCGTAACGGGAGTGCCATCAGTGGTTGCGCTTATTGTTGGCGTGGCGACAACCGTACCGCCAGTGCCGTCCGTGCCGTAAGCTCCAACGTGAGCAGTGTGACCATCGGGAATGGGTATCCAGACGCGCCTGGTCTGATTAGCAAGCACGGTGTAGGTGATGGAGTCGTGCGGGAATCCGAGCGTGTTCGATGGCGTTGTGGCAACCTCGCCACGAGTACCATTGTTCAGGGGAAGACCGTCGTAAAAACCAATGAAAGGCGAGGCCCACCACTGTGGCAGTACGTTACGGCTGGTCGCAATCGGGTCGTGAATATATACTGGACCGGTGCCGTATATACCATCCGCCAGGTCAAGGATCTTCCGCGCCTCATCCAGGTCAACAGAGTTCCACGTCATCGTATAGTTCTTGTGCGCAGCGGTAGACCGGCGAATAGCGGTGCCACCGTTTAGGAAATCAACTTTATTGAAGTAGCCTTGTTTTGACGAAGGCATGTTCACGGAAGGCGCACGAACCTCAATCATCTGATTGCGGGTCCCCATGTAGAAACAAGTCATTAGTTACTTCCTCGCCTGGCTTCGTTGAAGTTATTTGCGTTCGTAGCCTCAGCAACAACTTTACCATTCAGGCGCAGTTGTACGTTCCCGGCGTCGGAGAGAAGCTTGCGATCGTAAGGGGACAGCTCCACCATCATCGTGCCGTCTCCCATGCCGTTGCCACCGCCACCGACGAAGCCACCCTGAGCGTAACCGCGCACGCCGTTCTGCAACTGCGCCAAGAAGTTAGCATCTGGCAAACCTGTGGACTGGTTGACGTACTTCTGCGGAACAACATATTCACCCTTGTGGACGATACCAGCAGGGTCCATTGTCCCACCGCGACCCGTGAAGCCGCCGTCGGAGAAGCCTCTGTCAATTGTTCGGGGACTAACAAAAGCAACTTGCGCCGCGGTAATGGTTACGCGATTGGGGTCGAACCTGTCGGCAATAAATCTTTCCGTTCTAACATACTGCTCGCCCTCCACTCGCTGCACAAAGGGGGTGCGCTCGGTGCTACCATCACCGCCACTCGGCGCAGAGACCGGCTGGTTCAGCGCCCGGTTCAAATCGTTAGCCGCACGAATCTGCGTCTGCAACGAAGCGTTCAACTCGTTCAAAGCCTGCAACGCTGGGTTGACGTTAGCGTCCACCGTAATGTCGCGAGGTACGTTGTCGATCGCGGTACGCACGTCATCAAATGCCTTGGCATACTCCAGCACCACGTCTTCTTGGTAGCCAAGCTCCAGTGCCTGCGCAATGAATTCCTTGCGTGCGCGTTCGGTAGCCTTGCGAAGCTCATCTTGACTGGCACCAGACTCTGCGAGGGTTCCGATGTAGCTTTGATATTCTCCAACAAGACCGAGAAGTGCCGCGCGGTTCTCCCGCTCCCCTTCGCCCTGTCCGCTAAGATCGCCACCGGCAAGTGCCCTAGCGCGGTCTAGTTCAATAGCGTTATCGGCCTGCTCCCTATCAAGGTCGGCAATCTCTTTGCGCAACTGAGCTGCCCGAAGGGTGTCGCCGTATGCGTCAGCAACCGAAAGGAAGTACTCTTTGAGCGCACGGTCTGCGCCAAGGTCCTGCTGTGAGGCAATAAGGTCATCAACCTCACGCCTGGCATCTTCTACGTTTTGACCAAGATCAAACCAGGCTTCGGCGATGGTGTCAATAGCAAAGGTGCTAGCAAACCTAATGTCAAAAGCTCGGCCAAAAATGCTTTCCAGGTCGCTTGCGTAGTCAAGGAGTGTGCGTACTTCTTGTTGCGCGTTTTGAATACCACGATTAAAGTTATCAAAGTTAATGGTTGAGATACCGCCACCAACGGTGTCAATGAACTGCTGGGCCTGAGCTTCTGAAATACCAAACTGCGCAGCCACCTGGCTAATTGCTTGCCTAAGAATCTGTAGGGCTGGAGCAGATTCTCCGCCCACCGTCTTTGCTAGGTTGGAAAACAGTGCCGCTAGATTAGCAACACCTTCTTCTGCGCTACCCGACTGGGCAAGGATTGAGCCGATGGCGTCCTGCATCTCTTCGCTGGCGTAAAGCGCTTCGTCTCCGGTTTCACCAAACGCTTCGCCTAGTGCAAAAATTGCCTCTTCGGTGGCAGTGCCAAGATTGATTGCCTCGAACATGGAATCAACCAGTTCGTCAAATTGCTCGCTAAGTGTTTTGACTTTTTCAGCGGCCCCACCAGCAGAGCTGCCCACACCATCTAAAGCATCCGCCATAAGTTGCTGAAAGTTTGCCGCGTCAAAGTTTACAAGCGCATTAAGTCCTTGCGCATAGCCAACAATGTCTTCGGTTTCCATGTTGGCCTGTGCCCCAGTGGCTTCAATGGAAGCTCGCACAAACTCTTGCGAAAGAGCGGTGTCAACTCCTTGTGCTTCCAGGGTTTGAAGCAGGGTAAGAAGGCCGCCAAGATTGCCAAGAATTTGATCAACATTTTGAGTTGGATCATTAATAATTTGGCCCACAAGGTCACCAATTGCGCCCGACGCCATTTGCGCATTGTCTGCGTTTTCTGCTAGCGCCTTAGCTAGACCGCCAAGGCTATCCTCAACGCCCTTAATGAATCGCGCTTCTTCGAAAAGTGTCTTGTTTAGTTCAGTAAGGTTGTCGTCCAGAAAGGTAGATAACTCTGCGGTAACTTCAAGCTCACCGTTTAACGCATTGGCCCCATCGGCAAGCTTTGCGGTATCATCTATTGTTTCAGAAATTCCATCAAAGAATATCTCCGCTCCTTCTAGTCTCGCAAGAGATGCTTCTATTTCCGCTATGTCTTCCTTGATGGCAAGCCCCTCGGCGGTGCCTTGCCCTCCCTCATAATTCAGTTCGTTTAGGCGCTGTTGAAATGCTCCTATTTGAGACTCAAGCTGGCCTCTAATTGCATCAAGGTCCGGCCCAACATCAATGCCGGATATTGCATTTTCAAAGAGCTGTCTGATGCCGGTTCCGGTATCGCTAGCTGCCTGAAGAACTCTTGGGTCTCCAAAAAGTCGCACGAGGTCTTCGTCCCTCAAGGCGGCCTCACGGAAAAATTCTAATACATTATTGCTTGCGGCGAGAAGAAGATTTTCCTGTTTTTCAAGGGCAGCGTTACCCTTTTCAATAACTTCTTCAAAGTTAGCGCCCTCTTCCGATGCGCTACGAAAACTACCCTCAAGGTCAACAAGATTATCGTCCACCGCATCTAGGTCTTTTCGGTAAAACTTCATGGCATCGCTGCCATCTTTCATTTTTCCCGTAAGCTCGTCGAATTCTTTTCCGTCTTTAATAAGCGCTTCGGATAATCCCTCCAAAGAACCGTAAAGTTCTTCTGATTCTTTTCCGGCTTGAGATGCTTTTTCAACAAAGAAACCAATAGCAGCGGTTACTGCAACAATGGCAATTCCAATACCAGTGCTAATTAAAAGACTTCGAAGTGCGCCTTGGAATACTTTTGCACCAACTTTAGCCCTTGAGAGACCGACGGTAAGAGAATCAAGCGCCTTGCCGGAAACACCCGCCGCAATTGCCTGACTATAAAGCGAAGCAATAGTCTCGTCAATTCCTTTTTTAAATAACAATTGAAAAACTTGCGCTCTGCTCATATTAATTCCAAGCTTGCGCATAACAAATGCAACCGCCAAAATTCCAGCAGAAAGAAAAACGGCCTGGGCGACAAGAAGGGCAAGACCTCCGACCAGCAACCCAACGCCAATAATTAATCCAGAAATTGCTGCACCAATTGGATTGTCAACAATATAGTTGTATCCCTGAACAACCAAGTTAAGAATCCCGATAAGACCGCTGAACAAATTAACCGATGCGCCAAGGGATGATTGCAAAAGTTCAAAGTTTTGACCCAGTCGTGTTATCTGAGCGCTAACAGTACTTGAAATAATTCCATACTGTTCGGTAACCTCTGATGCTTTAATGTACTCTGAAGTGCTAAGGCGGATAAGCCTGCGAACCTCATCAGAGCTCTGCGCTAAACGCAAAATCGCAGGAATGTCTCGCACGGAGGTGATACCGAGACTGCGAAGTGTTCTTTCCGCCTCGGGTCCTTCTTTGTTGATTCCCTCAAAAAAGTCTTGAAGAACGGCACCCGGTTCAGACGACCAGTCTGATACAAACTGATCCGCAGTCCTTCCGGTTAGGCGACCGAATTCGCTTACCTCTTCACCGCTTGTACTGGCTGCGGCTCCAATGTTAGAGAATAATCTTGTTACCGTACCTCGCGCAAGCTCTGGTTTAATACCAAGCGATGCCAGGGCCCCAGAAAGGCCAACAATTTCCGCAGCAGAAAGACCCGCAAGGTTACCCATAGATGCGATCTGCGTAGAGACGTTTACGATTGCAGATTCTGTCGCGACGGAGTCAACGCCAACAGCAAGAATTGCCGAGCCTAAATTCTCAAAGTTTCCATCAATTCCAGAAATTAGCTGGTCTAGACGACCGAAAGCAGTTGCGGCATTTTCAACACTAAGGTCTGTTGTTGCCGAGAATTTAGCAACGGTTTCTGTAAATTGGGCAACCGACTCTTGTGCGATACCCAACTGACCGGCAAGGGTTGCGATATTGGTAATATCTTTCCAGTTAATTGGAGTGCTTTGCGCAATAGCCTCAAGGTCGCGACGAAGAGAGTTTCGCAAATCTTTTACGTCATCTCTTGCCAAATCATTGGTTCTAATTACGTTGGCAAATTCTCTTTCGTAGTTTGCCGCAATAAGCAATGGCGCTGCGCTTACTGCAGTAAGAGTTAAGCCTATTCTTTGTAGGTTATTTCCGATGTCGTAAAGAGCGTAACGAAGTCCGGGGAGGTCTCCGGTTCCTATGTTGTTTAATAGGCCAACCCACGATGACTTTGCCTTCTTGCCGGACCTGGAAATTTCTTCGCCAAGTTCTTGGGTAACATCTTCAACATCAATTATGTCGTCGCCAAATTTTTCAACAGCTTTTGAGCTATCAATAATTTCGCCTTGAATTACTCCAAATTCGCTAGCTAAAAGAACGGCACCCTTGTTTGCCTGGCCAAAAGAATCCGCTGAGCTCTTGCCGAATCTTTCCATTTCGCTGCTTTGTCGCAGGACAACGTCTTTTGAGTCCGAGACCGCAGCGTTTTGTTTAATAAATTCTTGAGTCAACTCTCGGGCAGAAGCTACCGACTTGGCAAGTTCAACCTGAATGGCGGCAATTTGAGAATCAGTTAAGCCAATGCTGCTTGTTGGCTGAGACGTTAGTTGCGGACTGGCCTGAGCTTCAATCGCACGGACGCCCCCCTGTTGGCCGACAAGGTCATTGACCCTTCTTTGGGCAAGCAGCACGCGCTCATACTGCGCAACCTGATCCCGCAGGAATGAGTTCTGCTGAGAGAACTCCTGGGATAGTTCCCGAGCCTCTGACGTAGAAGAACTAAGGGCTCTTTGAATTTCTGCAATTTGACGCTGGTCGAAACCAAACGTGCTTCTTGCTTCAAAACGTGAAGCTTTTTGTATAGCCTCTAGCTGACGCCTTTGCCCCTCCAGGGCTCGCTCGGAAAGGCTTCCCGCACGGCCAATCCCCTGCAGCCCACTTTGAATGCCGCCAAACGCCGCTTCTGACCTTTTAGCAAAGTTAATTATTTCTTTAGAAAGGCGTCCGATTACTCCCCGGATGGGTCCATCGTCAGCCTCAAAAGTGACCTCTATATCAGCCAAAAGAACCTCTAATCAGTAATAGCGTTATATATATTCTACCGCATTACTTATTTTTGCCCTGAAGTATTTGCGGCCCTTCCCGCTTGTGACGAACCCTAGGGCCGCCTGACTTGTTTTGTTGCTCCTCTAACCACTCGGCTCTGGTTGGTAGCTCGCCACCGTCCATCACGCGAGGCTCCGCTGTGAAGTAGCGACCGTGCGATTTGGACTTCTTCTTACCGTCGGCTTCTTGAGCTCGCTCTATTGCCGCCCTTGACTTAGATGTCCTAGCCTTGGCGTCAAAGGTTACGCGATCAGACTCATCCCACCAGATTGGAACGCCATCCCTGTACCAATCTTTAAGAATGTGATGAGCTTTAATTAAACGGTAATCCCACACTGTCCACTCTTTGTGAGATGGGTCACTGAATATGACGGCAGTAGGCGGGTGCCCTATTACGGCAGCAGCCTTTAGCACCGTTGCCACGAAGCCATTCTGGGGCCACGTTAGGGCTTCGCTAAAAAATCCTCACCGGTTTCCATCATGAAGACGGCTGTGGCTGTTCTAATTTTTTCAATAGCGTTGTTTATTTTTGCCGAAGAACTAAGCGGCAGGTTTTCTCTTAGCGACCGAATGTCGCCGTAGGCAAGGTCTGACTGCTCGTTGCCGTCTGGGTCTACAATTTTTTGAATCTGTTCTCTCCAAAGAAAGTCAGTAAAAAGTTGATCCCTTTGAGGCGAGGCTTTTTCCTGCGGGCCATTACTGGAACCAAGAAGAGCAGAAAGCTCTGCTGACTTTTCATACTCGATGGGATACTTCTTGGTGGCTTCGGCAATAAGTTTTTCTCTTCTGCCTTCGCTAATTCCAGAAATATGAAAACTGTATTTCGATTCAGAAATTTTTTCTGACAGCAGCTCAAACTCAGCAATTAAACTATCACGTTTTTCTTTTTGTTGAGCCGTGACACCTTTCGTGCCAGTCTTTTTATCGAGCTCCTCAAGCTGTTGCTTAACCATGGAAGCCTTGTAAGAATTTTCCTCATCAAGAAAAATTTCAATTACTTGCTTTGGGTACGATCTTTCCTGAAGAATGTTTACAATGTTAAAAACTTTTGAGTCCTTGGCTTCGTCTACTGCTTCGCGAATCTCTTGTTCGTCGGACAATGTTCCTCCTTGTTTGGGTACGAACAAATCTTATCACGGGCAAAGAAAAACCCCCTCCGGAGAGGGGGCTTTCTTGTCGGGTAGTTCCTAGGAAACAGTTACCGCGCAGGTGCCCGTTTCGCCGTTGGAAGCAGTAGCCGTGATTGTTACACTACCGGTAGCAACCGAGGTTACAATACCAGCCGAAGAAACGGTGGCCTTGGTCTGGTCGCTAGAGGTGTAGGTCAGTCCGTTGGTGTAGTTACGACCGCCAAGTGTTGCTGTCAGCTCGTCGATGTCACCAGCAGAGGTTCCCAAGGTTGCGGGTGAAACCGCAACTGCGGCATCCGATGTGCCAGCAACAACCGTGCGAACAGCGAAGTCGCCCTGGGGCAGCATCGTTACAGTGTAACGGAATGCTTCCTCGCCAGTGACAGACTCTGCGTAGCCATCAGTCATTACCTTGAGTACGTGCACGAGGTCACCTTCGGCAGCAGTAGCAGAAGCTTCCGCTCCATCAATGCGCATCACAATGAATCCCTTGGTGCGTGGTACGTCGAGCAGGTCGTAGACCTCAGAGTACGTGCTGGTTGCGTCGTCAAAGCTAGCTGGGTAGTAGAAAGAAATTCCTCCACCCCAGTTCGTGTAGCCACGGTCAACAACTTTACCAACAGCGGTAATCGCTGGGTCTTCAAGCTGGTTGGACGCTTCGAGGTTGAAGTCGAAGTCGTTCCATGAAACAGCTTCTGAGAGGTCAACGGATGCGTTGATCTCAGCAGCAGTGGGATTCTTGTAGTCCGCAAATGCGTTCTCCAAAGCCCACCATACGCGGATGTTACCGCTTGCGGGAACCTTTACGTCAGTCATTATGAAGCCACCTCATAGTTCCAGTTTACGAAGTCGTTGTTCAGGAACGACTGGCTGATGCGCTGGTTCTCACCGTTGCCGACCACGTCGATCCCAAAGTCAGTTTTGACTCCAACCATTTTGATGCGGTCGCCAGAAGCGAAGTTCGTGTCGCTGTCCTGACCAATCCGCTGAATTGCAATGTACTCAATGTCGGGGAATGCAATGAGGTCAAGTGCCTCGTTGAATACTCCGGTAGCAGCAGTGTCCGCGTCGCGGAATGCTTCAAATACAACCTCTGGGTTGTAGAAGGTCGGGGTGGACAGGTTGCCTTCATCGCAGAAAGTAAGCGAGTCGTCAGTGTCTGAATCCCCGAGGGTGAACGTCGTTCCGTCCTCGTTCAAAGCGCAGGTGATGTTTTTCACAAGAGCTGAGTTCAGCTCGGCTGCGGTGGGGGCAGTGCGGTCTGCAAAAGCCTCCGGGTGAGCGAGACAGAGCGTAACGTTTGCACGATACATTCTGGTGTTAGCCATTAGTTCTCTTCCTCAATATCGATATTGGATTCGGTTTCTTGCTCTTCATCTGTTTTTTTCATGAAAGAGAAAATGCCGGAGCGTTGCTCCTCCTTCTCTTCCACCGTGCCAGGCTTGTACATCACCGGGTTATACGGCTTTGTACCTTCCTCGACGGGGACAAGGATGTCCTTAAACTTGGGGTGCCGAAGCATCTTTGGAGACACGTCAGCAATCTGTCCGGACACAGTATTTAGGGCAAGTACCATAAATCTAGTTTACCACCTATTTAGGAGCCAACGCCGGTGCTATTGACCTGAAAGGATAAGGTTGAAATAGCCATATGCAAGTGTGGCTTTGCGTCGTAATCAACAATAGGAAAAGAAGAGTTTGTGCCCTCTGGGGTTAGCTGAGAGCCTCCCGGCACACTCCAGCCTATCAGCTCGCCCAAAGCATAGTTGAGGCCCTCTCTGGCCTGCTTGGGCGTCGGAGCTATCAGCACGATGTCTACCGAAGAGGAATACTCATCGTACCTAACTCCGGCAAACGATGTGTTTATGGTAGACCTATTTAATCCTCTCCAGCGAAGAACAATAAAGGGCTTTACTCTATTGTCTATCTTTAGCAGAACCTCATCATCAAGAACGGAATCTTCTTTGATTTCATATGCAGGCAGCGCCGTTTCAATGTGCGTATATATTGCATCTTGCACGGCAACCAGGTCCAAACCCGTCATTAGTAAATACCTTTTCTAATTCTGTTTTCGTACTTCTTGACCAATCTGGGCAACACTTGAGTTCTTACATATTGTCTAGCGTCCCTTAGGGCAAACATTCCCCCAACCATTCTGTTCGCTTTTACGTGATAGAAGTCTTGATCCTGGTATCCAAAATAATCTTCAAAGTTTCTAATCCAACCAAAGGCAGCGTTGGTTTGTTCAGCGCCTCGCTCAAACCTTACGCCAACGGCATCTCTCATATCTCCGCTGTCAATTCGACCCGGAGAAGAAATTTGCTTGTACGTTCCGCTCTTTCGACCCTTCCATTTTTTTTCCCAGCGAATGTTGGTTCCTCTGGTCTCAATAAGTCTTACCATTTCGTCGCGTCCAGCTTCGGCCAACTCCATTTGCAAGTCCTGACCAGCAAGCCCTGCCGCCTTTCCGACCTGTTCGAGTTGCCTAATTACTTTGCTCACTTCAATCCGCGCAAACTGCTTATCGCCCCTAGCCATTAGCAACCGACTTGGCGCTTACTTCGCACTCGATGGTAGTGTTCCAGCCGTAAGAAGAATTAATTGCTTCGGTTATTACAAACTCAAGCTCTTCTAAGACAGCGTTCTCCCCGCCATTCGTAACCCTAACTTGAAGACCCTTGCGAAACAATCCAACCGTTGCGTCGTAGGGAACTTGAACCCTGATTCCCTGAATTGATCCTTGAGTTATCCCAAGGTCCGGCATGCTTGCGCCACTGACCGGCTGTATCCTAGCCTTACCCGACCACACAATAACCTCGGGATCGCCGGCGTAGGTGTTTGTCGCCGGATTCCAGTCGAGGTCCCTGTCGTTTGGGTCAAAGATTTCAACGCTTGCGTTGTACCAACGCGCAACAATGTCGCGCATCTCAAGCGCTATCTTGGCAAAGTCTATAGGCGTACTCTTGGATATGGCCACGTTAGTTCCACCATGGGTACTCGTCTGCTTGACCGTCGTTGTCGTCATCGACGAACATCTTAATCATGTTGAAGTATTCGTTCGACTCGTCCTGGAGGGCCTCCTCGCGTAGCTGTGCGGCAATCTTACGCAAGGACTCGGCAATCTTGTCACCGTTGACCGTAAGGTCATCAGAAGACCAGGACTTGAGAAGAAGCGCCTGCGAGCCAGCAATAGTCTCCATCGCGCGAGCCGTAGCTAGCTTTACGTTCTCTCCATACATTGTGAGGAACGCAGCAATTTCATCATCGCCAAAGTACATGTAAGTGCCAACGCCGGCAACCACATCGGTAGCCTCCGTGTCGCCAAGGAGAACTCTGACCCTACCCGTATCGGTAGTGAAGTCAGCGGGAGATACACCAGAATTTGCCATACTAATAGTTTACCGCAAAAAAGAACCACGCACCGGAGCCCGGGGAAGGGGGATGGGCTCAACGGTGCGTGGCAAGCCAGCAGGAGGGGAAGCTGGTATTTATATACTAACAAAGAAAAACCCCCGAGCAATTTCTCGCCCAGGGGTTTTTCTGTTGGCTACTTAGGAGCCTGCACCTGTCGAGGCGCGGAGTCCATCCTTGGTGACCGAGAATGCGTCCACAACGTGGCGCACGCGGGTCTGGATGTCGTCGTCGTCAAAGCTTCCGTCACGAACAGGAACTTCTCCACCAGCGAGGCTGAAGTGTCCGTTGTCCTTGATGGAGATGAGCGGTGTACGCGCTCCCGAGAGGAAGACCTCCCAGAAGTATGGACGGACGTTCAGGTCGGGAATGACGAACCAGAAGTTGTCAGTCTGTCCGCCAGAAACGGTGTCCAGTGCGTTGAACTCGATTGGGTTGAACGGGCTGGTGATGATGCTGGGGTTGAAGATTGTCT